AACTTTTGGTACTCTAAACTATTTTTAATTTGGTAAGTTCGGCTATGAAGCATTTTGATAATATCTTGCAGAAATGCAAGACTTACATCATAAATTTCAATCTTGATGTTTATTTTAATCATTTCTGGATCTACATCAATACGTTCAGATAATTCCTTGGCATTTCTCTTAAGACTTCGTGTTTCTTTATTCGTTATAGAATCATCACTATACTCTTTTTCACCTGCTTTTCCTGTATAATATTCGTAACGTCTATGCCTGATTTGTTTTTTATCCTCTTCACACTTTTTCTTCAGTAAAAGTAGATTTGAATAAATTTCGTAATACTTGGCGTGTAGTTCTGGAATTCTCAGTGATTCGTTATGTAAATCATCTGGGTCAATTTTTGCATCTTCTTTCCACATTTCTTGAATCGCATAGATATCAAGAATCTTCATATTAGTTCTCCCTTTGCATTTCTGATGTCATAGTATGTATACTTCATTTTTACTTCGGCTGTGAAGTATTGTGAATCACTATTATTGGCATCAAAGAGCAAGGACGTTAAATCATAAGGCCACATATCATAATATCTGACCTGTAGATTTAGTTTATTATTACTTGAAAGAATAAATAACGTTCCGTCAGAAAAGATGTTCAGTTGGTTAGTGATATTTGTCTTTAGCTCTGGTCTTTCTTCCTGTAGTTCTTGTATCTGTTGTAAACTATAAGGATAACCTAAACCTCTTATCCAGTTTTGAATTTCTACATAGTTTGTCATATCCTCATCAACCATAAACTTAAATGAGAAGTCTTGAAACTCGATCATATCACCGGGTTGTTTGATTGTTTTCAAGTAGTTTGGTTGATTAGCAACTCCAAGTGTTAATGAAGGAATGTTTCCGCTATTAGAGTAAAATGCTGCCTTTGGTGCTCGTTTAAGAGTGAACTTAAACTGATTAGGCGACAAAAAGTTTCTATTTTCAATTGGTGAACAAGAGTCAGACATTTTAGTATACAGTTACTATGTCTATTTATTTTCGCTTACATATGTATGGTACTTATTCAATATTTCTTTATCCACAGCTTCAAGATTGCATAGTGGTGGTAGCCAACTTGTTGAGGTGATATAGTCTGTAAATTCGTAGATGCTCACTGTGAGTGTCATCTTTTGTCTTGTAAACGAACTTAGGATGAATGCTCTTTGCTTAAGTTTTTCTTCTGAATACTTCTTAGAGAGGTAGTCCATTCGTTTTAGTTCGTCTTATATACTATTTAATATTATTGAATACTAGTGGTTTATCACTTTTGACAAAGCGGAGCGTAGCAGACTTTGAACGTCTTGTCAAGAGGTATGTATGTACTATCAGCAAATGCAGACATAACCCACAAACACTTGACAAAATCGAGAAGGTGTGGTAGGGTTACAGGAGTTGAATCATACAACCTACAAATGAATTTTAAATTATGATGAACCTATACGCAACAAACGGTTTAATGTTTTGGTCTGAACAAGAAATTAAATATCGTAATTTCGTTAAACAGACTCTTACAGATGAAATAGAAGCATTGCTTCGTTCAGAAAATCGTGCCTGGCAGTTCTTTGAAATAGAAGCACCATTATTAATTCCGAGAGAATTGATAAATTCAAATTATACAAATGAAGATATTTGGGTTCAAGAGAATAACGAAGAAGAACTGGTTCTTCGCCCGGAAACCACACCTTCTTCATATGCTTATGCTTGTCATATGCTTAATAGCAACATCATACTTCCGCCATTTTGCGTTTTACAATCTGGTAAATCATTTCGTAGAGAACAGGATCAAGTTAGTAAGAATATGCGATTAAAGGAATTTTATCAACAAGAGTTTCAGTGCATTTATGCCGCTGACACTCTTAATGATTACCAAGAAAAAGTTCTTGAACCTTTGAGAAAAATGTTTGAGAAAATAATTGGTAAGCCAACAAGAATTGTTGAATCGGATAGACTTCCTTCATATTCCGTGAAAACTATGGATATTGAAGTTGATAATGGTGATAAATGGATGGAATTATGCTCCATATCAAAAAGAACAGATTTTCCTCAAAAAGTTAAATTCAATACGAAAAATGGCTCCAATGAAAAAGAAATGCTTGTATTGGAAATTGCCATTGGTTTAGATAGATGTGTTTACAATTATTTTAAATGATGGCCCACGAAAGAAACTCATTTGATATGGTGGATTTACAACAATTTTATAATCGGTGCCCAGAAAAAGTCTCTTCAGAGAAGCGATTTCTATATAATATGTCTCGGGATAAAGATGGAACTTGGGCACCACATAGGCACTTTACCTACCAGGATTATCAGAATGCCTGGTCTGAGTACGATGCAGTTCACTATCTTTTACAGTATCCCTTTACGGTAGAAGGTGAAAGACTAGTCGCACACGTTGAAGATTATTACCAAATTGGATGGGTGCCATATGGAGAACGATTTAACGGTTATATAAAACAAAAGATCATTTTTGATGTACCAATTAGTCGTTTGAAAATTCTTGAAACCGCTGAACAATTACGAGAACTCTATTAAAATGTTACAAATTCAAAAGCCAATGCTCGCCGGGAACTATGATGCTTCTAAGGCAAAGTTTCCGTATATTGCAACACCAAAGATTGACGGCATTCGTTTTCTTATGGTTAATGGTGTTGCCGTCTCCCGCACATTTAAGCCTATTCGGAACAATTATCTGCAACAAGTTTTAAGCGAAACCCTTCCAGATGGAGTAGATGGAGAAATTACTGTTGGTGATACTTTTCAATCCTCTACTAGCGGTGTAATGAGTATTGAAGGTGAACCCGATTTCACGGTTTGGCTTTTTGACTACTTTGACCCGAATCAAGATGAAATTCTTCCATATTACTTAAGAATTCTTAACTTTCCAACTTTTCCCAATAATGGACAATATATTCTGTTATCTGGAACGACTATCAAGAATCAAGAAGAACTTGATACATATGAAGGAATTTGTCTCGAGGAAGGCTATGAAGGTATAATGCTCCGAGACCCAATGGGAACTTATAAGTTTGGTCGTTCTACTGTAAGAGATAACATTCTTCTTAAGGTTAAACGATTTCTAGACGATGAGGCAGTTGTTATTGATATTGAAGAAAAGATGCACAATGAAAATGAGGCACAAAAAGATGCCTTTGGTAGAACGAAAAGGTCTTCTTCAATTCTTGGTCTGGTTGGAGCAAATACTACTGGTACTCTTATCGTAGAAAACAAAGAGGGTCAAGTGTTTGGTATTGGCTCGGGTTTGAATGATTTAATGCGAGATGAGATTTGGAATAATAAAGAGAAATACCTTGGCCGTCTTGTTAAGTATAAGTATTTTCCACAGGGGGTTAAAGAGTTACCAAGGCATCCCGTTTTTCTTGGTTTTCGTGATGGGGATGATGTATAGGTGTAACTTCTATGACATTTAACGGTAATATGAATTTTGATGACGAATTTGAACTACCAGATTTCTCCTATTATGGTCTCACTCTGAAAAACACTTGCTTTGCTTGTCCCGAGTCCTATAATGTATATTGGGGTGACACTCTATGTGGTTATATGAGACTTCGGCACGGTTGGTTTAGAACTGAATACTATAAAACTCCAGATGACGGAGAGATTGTTTATGGGTGCTATCCAAAGGGTGATGGTATTTTTGATGATGATGAGAGAGAAGAGCATCTGAAGAAGGGTGCAGAGGCAATTGCAAAACAAATGGGTGGTGATAAGTATAGGACACTTCAACAACTGGCACAAGAACCTTGACAAAGTGCTAGAAGTAGTGTAATCTATGGTCAAATCGCACATACCTTATGACGAATCCAGAACAACATCCGATTACTCCGTCGCCAGAGTTATTAAACCAGTGGACAAAAGAGTGGGTTTACAAAACCCACAACCCTGCCACTCTTAATCTTGATATCTACATTGCCACTCAAGCCGCCCGTTGGGGTGCAGACCAGGAATTGGAGGCTTGCCGTGAGTGGTTCGAAGAGTTCTACAAAACCGAGTCTTGGAGTAAGCGTGACTTAGAGCACTTCCGCGCTGCCCGCCGACCTAAACCACCTTCGTTGAAGGAGCGGGCACTAGCTGCACTGGGACCAATCGAAAGAACCGCCGACGCGCCCGTAACAACAAACAGAGAAAGTCTGCTGCTAATTCGCCAAGCACTGGAGGCACTTCCTAATGACTGAACTTTCTCTTGCACAGAAAATATTGAACGCCGCCAATGGGGCTAGCTCGTGGGGTCCAGATGATTGCCTTAATGATGCCCCATATATTGCAATCGCTCTTTTACGGGCTCTAGTAGAGCAAGCTGGGTCATCTAAACACTGGCATATAGACCAACTTAATGCAATCGCCGCAGAATTGGAGGCACTTTCTAATGACTGACGAACCCACTTCAGCGCAGGCTGTATATGATCACTTCCTGGCCAACGTCCCAATCAGCTTGGGGCATGGTCTAGCTGCCGCTATCCATACTGTCGCCGATCGGGTGGTGCCGCCCGACCCGTTTGACCGGCGATATATCACTGAAGAAAAGTGGGATGCGCGTGACGATGTACGCGCAGAACTCCTTACCATTGCCGCAGAACTGGAGGCACTTCATAATGGCTGACTATTCCACAGATGAAAAATTCCATAAATGCATCATGGAGCAACAATCCTGGGAATGCCCGCATATGTTGGAAACTGGTTCAGATTTTGACTGCGAGTATTATAAGTGCAAATTATGCAATGACACAATGACTCTTTATTATGATGATATGAAATGAAACCTAAAATAGCCGACTTTTCGTCAAATACTCTAAAAGTTTATTTAGCTGCTGATTCCGTATTTGAACAGAGTAACACACCTGAGTTTATTATCCGCCGGGGAGTTGCTGTCACTCTTAGAGCATTGGCACATAATGTTGACTGGGAATCTGGAGACCCCAAGTTTCTTGTTCTAGATATTGCTAAACAATTAGATGATCAACCATGAAACTTCAAAGCTGTGATGGTTGCGGCGTCTTACTTGACACCGACAAACTTTGTTTCCCTGACTCTAAACAATATGAACGAGAAGATGGCACTCTTGATGAGTCTATGGTGGTGTGGTACTGGAGTGCTTGGCGCCCCTTCGTACCTTGTCCTGTGTGTCAAACCAAAATTGTGGAGGAACCGTTTTGACTAAGCTATCTCCTCCCGCGCAGAAGGTAATGAATGCCTACAAGCAGCGAACCTTGGCAACTAAGCGTTCTACTGCTGTTATAGGAGTCCTTCAAACGATTGCAGAACAGTTAAAAACATTAAAACCCTCAACACCATTCGGTGAATCCGAAAAAATAGAAAAACTATGCCACTCTTTAGGTGTAAATGATTGTAGGGCTCATATTCTTAATATCATTATTGAACTATGTGACTCCAATGACTGACACCTGGGAAACGCCATTTATACCTGAATACACCATCAGAATTGACTCCAATGGTGGCAATATTGGCAGGTTTTACTGGAGCAATCAAACGACATTAATTATTGAACAATGGGGGTCACACTAATTTTTACGAAGCCACCGTTCACGAACTTCCTGGTATTTCTGCATTTCTTTGGAGTGAGTTTGACTGGGCGGGATGGATTATGGGTGGATTTGAGCCGCCACCAAAAACAAATTCAAGACCTACTCACTATTCTAACCAATGAACAACCTTAAACTATACCGCGTTAATGTCACACAAGAATGGTCTGCAGAAGCGGAAATATTTGTGATGGCAACTTCACAAGTTGTGGCAGAGGAAGTTGCATATAAAAACGTTGACCTTAATTCATATGATTCAGATATTGGAAGTAAAGCTGTAAGAGCCATAGAATCATCTTATGAAACTCTTGATAAATTAGATGATGATAATTACTTCTTTGCTCCCAATATTACTGGGCAATACTGCGATGTAGATTACGAAACCTTCAAGTCCTATATTACACCGGAAGACCTCGAAAGACAGAGAATTGAAAAAATTGAAGCGAACAATGGCCAACTTCCTTTACCATTAAAACAATGAATTTTATCTTAAGACTTTTACTACAAATACCTTTGACTGTTGTTCTTTTTTCGGGAGTTCAAGAAGTTTTTGGATGGACTGAATGGTGGATAACTTTACCGATTGGTATGGTTCTTTTATTTCTTTATGATTTTGGTGAACTTATTAAAAATGAGGATGTGAATGATGGCTGATTTTCGTGCTTTATGTGCCGAATTATTACGAGCAATGGATGAAATTACCGAATATGGAATCGTTGATTGGGCTTATGTAAAATCTAAACCCTTTAAAATGGCAGACAAGTCTATGGAAGAAGCCCGCGCTGCTTTGGATGAAC